GCATTGGCGACAGCGAGTTCTGCAAGCATAGTTCTATCGGATCAATCGCCCAATATCCCTGTGGCAGAACCAGTAACAGCAGCGCCAGTCAACAGACCCGTTTGTGGGCGCTTCATTCTGCGGTTGAGTTCATTCAAGATGGCTGTTTGCTCAATCCTGTCAACACTGAATAAGCGTTTTTGCAAAGCCTCAGATGTCTCACCGCTGATGCCCCTTGCCCGTGACAGAAATGCTTGACTACCAACCTTCAGCGCGGAGGTAACTGGGTCTGGTGATGCCGCTGCTTGCGCCAAACCACCAAGGAAGTTTGCATCTTCCTGAACGGACAGGTTTTCTGCTGTGCGTGAGCCACCAAGGATGCGCTTTGAGGTTGCACTCTGTTGGCCCAAACCCTTCACAAACTGAGAAAACTCAGTGTATGACTCTTGGTCTGGAAAGGCATTACGCAACAAGAGTTTCTGGTTATCAGACTTGAATATCTGTTTGGTGAAGTCGCCGCCCTTAAAGTTGCCAAGACGGTTGTTCACATCAGCCATCACGCCCAAGCGGAAAGCCTCTTTCTCGTCTGGATTCAGCTTCTTGATTTTGGATGCAGCTTCTTTGGGGTCTAGCTTCTGGTAGTCCTCACCCATCTTGAAGGCATTTTTAATGCGTTCTGCGTCAGCAAACTCTGCGTTGGCCTTAGCATATTCAGGGTTCAAAGACTTAATCAGGTCGTTAAACTCGTTCTTGACCTTGACCACATCACCACCGTAACCAGTCATTTTTCCAGTTACTTTGTCAGTTTCAGCATCAACAACACGATCAAGACCAATCTTGATCTGGTGCAGTATGTCAGTGGGCACTGATTGTGCATTGCGGATGGCACTCAGGTCGGGCAAGGTTTGACCAAACACGCCAGCACGTTTAACAGCCTCTTCATATGCTTTTTCAAACACGGGGCGATCCACATACTTTCGGAATGGAACCGCGTTAACCGCGCGGCTGTATGCTTCAGGATACGACTGGCTAGCAAGACGGGCTTGGTTTGTGGTCAATGCTTCCAAATACTCAAAGCCATTCACATTCTTTGCCAAACCTGCCTTTTCGACCAGCCAACGGACGATTTCGTTTGGTTGATCAACCATACGGCCCAAGAGAAAAGACTCTGTGCCTCCCTTGGCTTTGGACTGCACCACATAGGCGCTGTAAGCAAGATCACTCAGGCTCTTGCCCAGGTCAGCAATTACAGGATTGGGAACACCAATTCTCCGCAACTCATCAAGGGCTTGCTGCGCCTCTGCTGGGGTTAGATTGTCCTTCTGAAGGTAGCTTGCCAGCATCTTAGATGCCGCTGTTTCTTGGTCACCAATACCTGCTGAGTTCAGCACGTTCTTGATTAGAGTCCCTGCGCCTTTGACCGCAATGGGAACAGACCCACCAATCAAACCACCGAACACACCGCCCAAACCTGCCTCTGACAAGTCATCTTTTTCGGCAAAACCATAGCCTGATAAAGCACCAGTGCCAGCACCAACAGCCGCAGTGCGACCAACTTGTCCCGCTGTGGTTGTTCCAGTGATTGCCGCTTGGGTTGCTGGAGCCAATCTGGTGACCTGTTTCGCTGCACCAAAAGGCACAACCAAGCTGCCACCGATCTCCAAGCCAGTTTTGACAATCGGCATATCCATGCCAAACTGCTGCTGTTGCGCTCTCAACTGGTCACGTTGGCGCTCATACTCAGGGCCACTAATTGCACCCGTTCGCAAAGCTGCTTCCAACTCGTCAAGCGTGCCAAAGGTAACGCCAGCACCGAAAGCACGAACGCCCTCCGCAATGCCAGAGTAAGGAACATCCTCGACCAAGACGGAATTTATAGCCCTAGGTTGGTCAGCCAAAGGTGCGTCTTCAAAATTAGCCATTATGGTTTTGTCCTTCTTACGCCTTTGGGGTCAATGAAAGGTGTACCAGATGGGTACTTCGGGTTCTTCAAGAAGCTGTTGTAGTCAGCATTGTTGATGACATGAACATCAAACTGAGGTACTTGCACAGGCTCTTTTGGAGGCGCAAAGCCAGCGTTTGCCCTGCGTCTCACAACACTGTCCGCTGCATCTTTTGCTCTGCGGACATTGATATCCAACAAGCGATTCATCGCTGATGCCGCCGCCTCTGGTGATTCTGAACTCAGCAGTTCTTTTGCAGCACGTTGTGCATCACCCTCGGTCTGGGTTCCCTTGTTTAAGCGCAAACTCTCATTGGTAAGAATGAGCAAAAACTTGTCGTAGTTTTCACGCGCAATAACATCAGGGTCTTGAGAACCAAACACCTGCCTTGCTCGGATGCTTGCCTTGTCCTTCAAGCCAAATTTGATATCTCCAGATTTAATTTGATTAATGAATTTATTGGTATCGGCTGCAAGGTTTGTTGAGGCTTGAGCAACTGAAAAATCTTGCTCTTCCTCTTTCGCCAGGTACGATGGCAGTGGCTTGTTTCTGCGTTCTTCTTCTTTTCGATCACGCTCAATCTGGGCGTTTTGCTCTTGCAATGCCTTAGTCGATCTTGCCAGTTGCAAAGCTGCTTCAGAGTTTGCCAAGCCTTGGCGTCTAAATTCATTTGACTGTTCTTGCTGCGCTTTAATTTGAGCCTGTGTCTGAGCATACTGGTCTGCCCGTTGGGTCATGTCAGCAAGTTCTTTGACCCGTGCATCAACCTTCTCAGGGTCAAGAATCCCGTCTGCAAACGACTTAGACAATTGGCTTGCGTATGATTTGACGTTCTTAGGAATAGTCGGGTCATCAGTAAACGCAGTAAACGGATTGACCTCTGCACCGCCAGTCGCACTAAGTCGGCGAATTGCTGGCAAGATGTCTGCTTGAGATTTGATTGCTGCCATGCCTTGTGGGAATGTCTGCAACTCAGAAAGCACAGTCTGATTGACAGTTCCATCAGCGTTCTTCAATTGAGCGACAAGTTGAGCAGCGCGTTGCTCTTGAGCAGCAGTTTGCTGTCTAAGAAGTTCAGCCTGTTGATTGCTCTGGGCAAGTCTTGCCTGTTCACGGAACTTTGGCGCTTCCAATCGCAAGCCAAACGCAAGTTCTTGGTCACCAGATTCCAGTGCCGCTTGTGCAGCCAAGTCAAATGTCTCGGGGCGTGCTGGATCAATCGTGCCCAAGATTTGCTGACGCATACTGGCACGGCGCAACTCAGGGTCTTGACCGCCCAAAGCACCACCCAAAGCACCAGCAAGCATATTTGCACCACGACCAATGGCGAAGTTAGCCCGTTCAAAGGGGTCTAGTTTGGCAAAGGCCAAAGCCTGTGCATCAGCCGCTGCTGCGCGTTCACGTTCTAAGCGTTCGGGAGATACGCCAAATAAGGTGTCTACGATTGTTGCCATGTCTTACTCCTTAGATGCCATACTGCTTGAGTACATCGCTACCCGCTTGACCATAGCCACCAACATCAACAAAAGGCCCAGTATTACTGGATCTCAAGTATTGTTTTAGTGCGTCTTGCAAGAGAGGGTTGTTACTTGCGCTGGTCAAGGCTGTGGCAAACGGGTTGTAAGCATTGGCGGCGAATTGACTCCGTGCTGCGTTTGTGCCTCCAGACAGCAAAGCGCTTGATCCTTGAGCGTTTGCAATACGACCACCCAATGCCGAGCCAATATCAAGTGACTGTTGGCCCAAGCCCTCTATGTTTTGCATCTGCTGGAGATACGCCTCAAACGGGCCAATAGCCGTTACCTGCCCCTGCAAGCCCTGCGTCAACAAGTTACCACCCGTTGCAAACAAACCAGCACCAAAACGCAATCTGTCTTGATCCATACCAATTTGACGACCCAGCAAGTCAGCGCCAAACCCAATTTGACCTTGGTCTAATGCTTGACCTTGAGCCAGCAACCCAGAACCAAATTTGGCCTGTTCCATACCGCCTTGAGTGGCTTGTGCCGCCAACAATGCATCTTGTTGAGCCAGGGCGTTGTAGTAAGCCTCTGCCTCGGGAGACGCTGCACTTAAACCCATTGCACCGCTTGGACGCATACCAGTTGCACCCACTGCCAAGCCACCACGACCTGTGTTAAACAACCCTTGTTGTAACTGCGCCATCTGACGTTCGCGGCTAGGGGCTAACAATTCTTGTTGTTGTGCCATAAACCGCTGCGCGGCTTGTTGCGGTGACTCCGCCACATACTGCTGGCCCAGAGAAGTTAACGCCTCACCACCAATGGTAGGGCCAAGGAACTGGCTTGCAAGCGCACCAATACGTTGATCAGAAGGTCGCTCAAGGTACTGCTGGCCTACTTCAAATAAGCCCTGCCCCGCTTGACTCAGTGGCCCATACTGCTGTTGTGCTATTGATGCCTGTTCAAGACCACCACCAGCCAAGCCCATCAATCGGTCTTGATAAGCCCGTAGCGTTGGGTCTAGTGTGTAACCAGCGCCTATAACACGCCCGTCTGGGCCTGTTTGGAACTGCGACTGTCCGAATCGGGTCGTAATACCGACTGGTCGAAACCGTGCCTCTTCCGCTGCGATCCGTGCGGCCTCAAGTTCAGCGGCAGCCTGTGTATTTGCCGCTTTTCTAGCAGAGCGGCCTTGCAATGCACCACCCAAAAGGGCAGTCCCTCCAGTAATTAAAGCTGCGGTAACGATAGGCATATCAAACTCCAATCAAAACGTCATCCACTTTAGACGGGTCTTTCTCGTCAGTGGCGTGAATACAAAACCAAACACAATCCGTTATGGCCTTGACGCCATGCGTCAGACCAGCCTTAATCTCAATGACAGCAGGGGCGTCAACGATGTCAATCTCTGTGCCTTTCAGCACTGCAACTTTTCCAGACGCAAGAATCGACAAATGACTGAAGTCATGCGTGTGTTTCAAAATGGCTGTGCCAGCAGGGATAACCGCTTGCTTGGCATACAGTCCATCGCTAAAGTGATGTGTGATCATTCTTTACCTTACTGCGGCAATGGCTTGCCAAGCTGTGAAGAGACTTTGGGCGTCAGCGGCGTGTCCGTCAGCTTTTTCTGCCAACTCTGAATATTCGCGAGTGCATTGCTCGAATACGATTGAGAGGGTATTGGCGTAGCTAATGAGGGAGGCGTCGGTAACTTCGGAGAAGGTGGCACGACTGGCAATGAGGTCGTCGCGCAGCCTGTCACGCTCATCGCGAGCAGCAGTGGCATCAACCACATTGCGCCGAACAATCTCAACTGCTTTTCTAAGTGCTGCATCTTTTTCCTCTTGCATCTGCTGGGTTTTAGCCGCAGCCTGTTCTGTTGCCACTAACACCGCTTGAGTATGCTCAAGCACCATCTCGTCAATCTTCCCATTCAGCCTCCACCCGTTGGCAGTCCAGCCTGTGAGCAGCCCCACAGCCAGCGCACCTGCGGCAACGTAGGGCAGCGGTAGCATTACGGGGCCACTGGCTGAACTGGATACAGCAGCACATCATCGTCAGTGCCAATGATGGGCGCACGGCCATGCACCAAGTCGGTAATCATGTCGTTGTCAGCCAGCTTGCCCGTGAGCGCGTTGTTGCTACTGTTGATGGCAATCTCAGCGTTCTTGGTAATGCTGTAAACCTGCGTGATGCTAGGCACAATCAAAGCGGCCCAAGGCAACAGCGTCTCAGCCACACTCTTTGGGGCAGCAATGGCTTGTTGATTCTGCTTCGCACCAGCGTTCTTCAACGCGAAGTACATCAGACCCATACCCTTGGCTTGTGCGTCGCCCTTTGCGGCCATCTCAGCCACAGCCATGTCGGCACGCATTTCTTGCTCTGCTTGTCGCTTTTCGCGTTCAGCAATGGCAGTGTAGTAGGCACTTTGATTGGTGGCGCATCCAGTCAAGGCGACTGCGGCGACAAGGATTGCAACGAGTTTCATTTGATTTCCTTCAACTGTTGAAATTACGGCTTAGGATACTTGGCTTTGACTGCCAAACATTCAGAAATGTACTTGTCGATTTGCCCCTGATCGCTCTTCACAACACCGTCGATGTAGTCCAGCAACGATGGGTACTCGGCCATTCGCTTCTCAGCGTAAGTCAGTTCAGGCGCTGCTGGTTCTGGTTCTGGCTGTGGCAGATTTTCAAGCACCCAAGCACCGTTCCACTTTGCACGCTGGCCTTCAGGGATGGCAGGTGGCGCTGTATCAATTGAGCCACCAGGGAGCAAAAACACCCCAGGCTCAAGTGGCGACTCTTGAGCAGACGCCAAACCGATAAAGTAACCTGATGCGTTTAATTGACAAACTTGTTTCATGAGATACCTCAGAATTTAATACAGGCCAACAAAGCCACGTTAACAGGGCGAGTCTCCGTGCCGCCAGTAGAGAGAATTGCGCCAGTGTCGTTGTAAATGCTGCCAGAGCCGCCAATACTGTTACTCGCGCCAGCGGCCACGTAAGTCTCCGCAGGGCCATCAATTCGGTGAGAGTGGCTGCTTACCGATCCACGAACCCGAATATCATGGTTGTGCGCCTCAACGTCATAAGACTGAGCAGAACCAAACACGCGGCCGGTATCAAGACCACGACCATCATCCCAACCACGGATGAACTCACCACGCAGGTCGGGCAGGTTAAAGGTTGTTGAGCCGTCACCCACACCAAATGTGGTTCCAGTCACTGCAAACAAGGCGGCATAAGTAACGCGAGACACCGCTGCGCCGTTAGCTGCCAAAAAACCAGTTGGGGCTGCGTTTGCGGCAAAGTAAAGCACCACTCCAGTAAGAACAGGAACGCTGCTTGAGTCTGCCTTGGTTGCAATCGCCGTTGAGATGTTGTTGAACTCGGTGTTAATCTCCGTGCCCTTAACAATCTTCAGCGGATCACCAGAGGACAGTGCGTCCTTGGTGGCGAAATTGGTACTTTGAACGTAATTACTCATGATATTTTCCCATCTTTCGATTGAATCTCAATGCGCTGAATCGACAAAGGCGATCCGTTGATGTTGGACTCGTAACCTGTTTGCACGATTTTACCGCCGCCAGCCGCTGGAACGGAAAGTGTTTGCAAAGCAACACCGTTGGCGTATTCCGCGACAGGAGATCCATTAGCGCCATACTCGGCCACACCATACTCAGACACACCTTGCAGAGGAATTTGAGCGTTTACAGATTGGTAGTTGGCAACAAAATCAAAACCAAACTTCACGGTGACAGACTGATTTGAGCCGCCAATCACCACTACTTTGATCCGCTTGAGTAAGCTGGTGACGTTCTGATTACCCAAATCGGCATGGTTGGTGTAGTACATCAACCGATAAGGGCTGGTGTGGTCTTGATACGTGCCGTACTTGCAGACAAACCCATTTTTGCCAACCAAAACATCCCCGTTGCGCTTTGACAGCAATGAGGTAGGCGCAATTGAGTCCCACCGAGTTACTCTGAAAGCGCCATCTTCTAGTTGACCGCGAGTATCAAAACAGTAGACCTCACTCACAGAGGGAAGCGTCAACAGGTAGAAAGCCTTTGATTCTGAATAAACGGACTTAATGTTCTTCTTTACCTCATCGCTGACAATCTGGATTAAGTCATTGCGGATGTTCTTGGACAAGTCGCCCACAGGCAAAGACTTCTCAATGATGGTTCTGGCAAAGCTGCGGACACCAGAGTTTGACAAAAACAACACATCCTTACCCGTCTGCTGGATGGAGTCTCGGGCAATACACCCAATACCACCCACGGAGTCAGACAACAAGAAAGTGATCGGAGATGTCCCTGCTGGATTGTTTGCGCCCTGGTACACAAGAATCTGACGCGACCCGAAAATGATCAGGAAGTTGTTGTGCGCCGCTAATCCTGTGATGTTGTCAGCGCCGTTGGGCCAAACCGTATTGATGTTCAAAGAACCAGAGGATCCACCCGTCCAGATGTGTCCAGACAACAAGTCCGAGAACGTGATCGTCACATTGTCGGTTGCCGTGTCTGCCACCCACAAACGCCCGTAAGCAGAGATAACGATGTCTGCCAAGGGCACAGTACCTGCATACCCTGCTTTCTCGCTCACACGCCGAAATGTGGTCGTGCTGACCGCTGGATCAAAGATCAATGGGTCATGGGCCTCCTGGAAGAAGTAGGTAATCCCGTTGAGCGATGCAACAGACCAATTACTTGCGGTAATCGTAGGGGCAACACCACCCCCCCCATAGGTCAACTCAACCACTGCGTTTGAGCCATCCAGCTTAAACAGCTTGTTGTTGCCAGCGAACAGAATAGTCAGAGTGCCGTCAGCCTGCACCAACTCATGCATGACCGTGACATCATTCGCGCCCAAATTGCCTGAACTTGCATTGACCCGGCTAAATCCCTCACGCGCTCCAATTCGACCAAACTGGTCAATGATGCAGTTGGTCGCCACCAGAGCAAAGCCACTCGCCA